GCAGTGCCGCGCTGGCGACCGGCGATGTGCTGACCTTCACCGGCGGCGCGACCGCCACGCTGGCGAGCGCAGGCCAGCGTGGATGGATTCACATCGTCGGGGCAGAGGGCACAAGCAGTACAACTGGCGTTGTGAACATTCCGCGCCTCGGCGTTCTGACTGTGCGCGGCGACTGGTTTGAGCTTGGATTAGCGACCGGGGTCGCAGGGCAGACCATTCAGCATTACGTGGCGGATTTCGTGCCTGCGGTGCAGGTCGAGACGGCGGCAGGCTCGGGCGTCTACGAGTGGTGGGGCTGTGCGCCGGCTGCGGAGTTTAATGCGACCAACATCGCCACTGACAACCGGGGTCGCTACTTCACTTGTTCCGCTGCTGGCGTGATCACCTTCGGCGGCGCGACGTTTGGCAAGCTCCCGCCAAGCGGCGCGCAAATCCGCGTCCCGAACGTTCATTTTTCAAGCTCAACGTCGGCTAATTGGGAGGCAAACACGTTCAACACGACCCCCTCGAACCGCTACGAGTTCAGTTCAAGCGGCGGTCTGGTCGATGTCGAGTTTGCCTGCTCATGCGCTTTGTTTGCCGCGCGCAATGCCTCGCTATACAAAGTGAAGGATTCGTGCGGCGCTGACTCCTGTTGGGTGGGGGGCCTTACAACTGGCTCGACGACCGTCTCTGCCTTAGCCCAACTCCGCTTTGAGAATGTGGCGGGTTCCCGCACCAGTGCCGTCAATGTCCAAAACTTCGCGGTCAGCTATTCCACCGATGTCGAGTTCAAATCTTGCGCCAGCTTCCAGGCTAGCGGCGCCGGGACGGGGACGGGCGCGTATTACGTATCAAACTGCGTAGGCGTTAAATTTGTAGCGTCTGAGGCGATCAACAACAAAGCGATTCCGCCCTGGCAAGTCGCCTACTCAAGCGACATTGAGGTACGTGATTGCGTCAAGGTCTCGCAGACGGTAACTGCGGGGCTGACCTTCATCGGCTGCACGGCGATTAAGGTGTCTAATCATGTTTCAAGCTCCCTGCACGCGCCAACAGGGACGCGTGCGTCATCGGCTTTGCAGTTCGTCAACTGCGCTGATGTAGTGGTCGATGGTTTGTCGCTTTTCCCAGGAAGTTCCCCATTCACCATGTCGATGATCCTCGCCCAAGATCAGACGACAAATATCCGCATTCGGAACATCGGCACTAGGAGCGCGCCGATTGCGCTCGGCACCCTTGGCCGGCACGTCGTTTCGCTCACCAACGTAAAGAGCGCGCGAGTCTCGCGCGTCTACTCCGGCGGCGGCAATCAGACAGTCGACACGACGGTTCTGACGGCGAATTCTGACGAGGTGTGGATTTCAGACTGCGGCGACCCAACGGCCTATGCTGCAAGTAGCTTGATGAGCTCCGTCCCGCAAAGCAGCTTCTTTCAGCGCACAGCGTCGGGCGGCAGCCGCGCGCACGGAACCGGCATCGTCAACGGCAATACGCCAACGATATTCTCAACCATCGGCCTGCACTTTGCTGAACAGGAGGTGTCGGCAACCGAGATTCTGCTTTCGGTGTTCGCTGGTATTGAAAAGAGCCCCTCGCCGTTCAGTAGCGTCGCTTATGTCGATGATGTCGGCACGATCCTGCGCGACGGCTCAAACGGCCTCCTGCTCCGCGCGCCAGACGATCAGGTCACGTGGACTTGGCCTTATTGGATACGCGGCCTGACGGCCTTCGCCAACACTGCGCCCCTAGTGTCTGGGACGAACACTGGCAACATCGCTCTCAGCTACGATCTCGACAAAGGAACGGGCTTCTCGGGCACGTTCAAGGTCTTGAGTGCCGCTAACCTGTCTGCTGAGACGGGCATTAGTCCAGCGGGCGTCAAGGTTCGCTTGCGCGCACGCTGCACGGTGGCGAACCCAAGCAATGTGCTGCGCACGGTGTCGTGGTTCGGCACGACGAGTGCAGCCGACATCGCCGCTAATCCGTACCCCTACAACGAGCCGCCTGTCTCGCTCTTGGGCGTGCAATCCGGCTCGCTCGCCGCAATCTTCCGCAACAACGACGGGCGCCTGCTAGACGTGGAGCCGTCGACGCAATCAATTTTGTACCCCGCATGGTTTGCGGACACTACCGTTACATTGCGCGTACGCAAGCCCGGCTGGAACGAGGTCGAGACGCCGTTCATGCTGACTGAGAAGGGTGCGGCGTTCCCTCTGACCCAGACCGATAACGCCATCGCGGACGCCAATCCCGGCGCTTTGGGCATTACGGTGACCAATCACGGCGCGTCCCCGGTCACATGGAACGGCAAGCAGTGGTCGATCTCGGTGACCGTGGCGGCGGGCGTTAGCGCCTCGCAAGTCGCACAGTTCCTTTCGTGGCAGACCGCTCAGGACGCGTACACCCTCGGCGGGGGCTTCCACAACATGGCGTGGCCGGCGATGGTCGTCGCGCTAGGCACCGCGCTCGAAACGCAGCGCGGGCGCCTATTCGGCTCTGCCGGTGCCACGCTCAAGGGTGTGCGGGTGGTTGATGCCAGCGAGAACGAGGTGGCGGGCTTCGCGCGGATGCAGGCGGATGATGGAAGCTACTACTCCCCAGCCGCCAGCTACACGCTGACTGTCAGCAGCATTGTGGCGGGGTCGCGCATCCTGATCCGCCGCACCGATACGCAAGTGGTCCTGGCCAATCAAACCGTCGCTGGGACCAGCTTTGGCTACACGTACACGCACACCGCTGATGTGCCGGTTGAAATTGTGGTGCGGAAGGCGACGGGTTCCCCGGCATACCAAGAGTGGCGCACGACGACGACCCTTAGCGCAAGCAACAACAGTCAAACCGCCAACCAGCAGCCGGATCAATAGCCATGCCCATTGCAGCCGATTTCAGCATTTCCGCATCGGGCGACATTCGCCACGTCAGCGGAACCACCATTTATTCCGTCCTGGACCTGCACGCGTGGTTGCAGGACTTGGCCGATGATGCGGCGGCGGCAGGCAATGACCTTCTGGATATTCTGGCGCCAAACCCATCGAAACTGGACGGCCCGCGCGATGCGGCGGTGGCTTCGCGTCTCAATCTGCTGACAAGCGGTGCAATCACCTTCAATCTTGACGATGACGCGGCGCAGTACATCAACTTCGGCTCGGTAAAGCAGGCCAATGGCGATGTGCAGTATTCCGGCCTGAAGACCATCGGCGGCATTGTGGCTGGCAGCCCGATCTATGTGGTGCAGTCGGGGTCCAAGCTGACAAAGTTTTGGTCAGACGGGCATATTCAGGTTTTGGTGAAGGTCAAGACCGCGAACGCCTTTATTGACTCGGGCAACGTCACAGCCTTCAGCCGCAAATGGGGACAGACCTATTCGCACTTTGACGTGGGGCTATCCGCTGGTGGCGAGAGTAACGCTGCGCTTTCAACCGCGATTGACAGCAATATCCTGTTGACTGAGGCGCAGGCGGCGCTTCTTTCAACGAAGGTGGCGGTAGCCTTTGGCGATACCACGCAAGACTTGGGCAACGGGAATGGCGGCAAGCTGTACAAGGGCACAATTACCCTTTCCAATTCCTGCACCTTGCAAGAAGCTTACCAGTATCTTCAATACCTGACGCGCGAGAATAGCGCTGCCACCTTGAATAGCATTCCAGGCTGGCGGTATCGCGTGCTGAATGCGGCCTATACTGAAATCCCATCGGCGCCCTTCGGCACCTTCGCGGGTGGCACGTTTTTCGTGGCGCAAGGCTGGTTCATCACTGGCGTCCTGCCGGCTGAAAGCACCCGGTATCAGTTGATCGCGCATGACGGCACCGCGCAGGTTCCGCCCACGCTTATCGGCATTACCATCGGCAATCTGGTAGCTGGCGACCGGGTGCTGGTGGCGCGGGATAATGGATCGGGCGGGCTGTTGAAGGATGAATACACGCCTGTCGCGGCATCATCCGGCGCGACGGCCCTGACTGTGGTGGAGAGCATCAAGACAGACACGCCAAGCTCCGGCGTCATCCGCATCAAGGGGCTGCGCTACACCTATTCATCTTTCAATGCGGGCACCAAGACTTTCAGCGGCCTTTCCCCGGCGCTCGCGAGCAACATTGTCACGGCGGATGATGTTTTCGTGCCTTACATTGATCGGCAGGCTGCGGGTGCTACGGAAAGCGTCACCTTCATCTACGCCAGCAACTTCAATACGCGGGTAGATGTGCGCAACGGGTCCGGCGCTTCGCCCATTGTGCCGTTCAGCACCACGCTTTCCATCACCAATGCGGGCGGCAGCGTGAATGCCAGCCGTAACAGTGATGTCTAATGGCTTATTACGCCGCGCCTTTCACCTTTGATTTCGTGACGTCCCGCATTGATGTGGATGTGGGTGTCGCGGATGTTGATTGCGCCACGCTTTACGCTGCGGTGAAGGCAGCGCAGGCAAGTGAGGAGGGAATCATCTATGACCGAATCGGACGCGGATCAGGGCTCAATAACCTTGGCCCCGGTGTTCAGGTCGGCCTCACCGTCGAAGTACTGGGGGCGTGGCAACTTCGCTTCCCAGCCGGAGATTACGTCGCAAGGATCGCGGGTGGAAATTTCATCGGCGGACCAGGCGGAGACCCCATCGCCTATACGGCCGGGGTCCAAACCCTGCTGATCCAATCCGCGGCTTCAACCGTGGTGACGTCCGGCGGTAGCGTGCCGACTGCGGCGCAGAACGCGGCGGCAGTGCTGGCGGCGGCGCAGTCAACGCCGATCCATGCGGATATTCGCAAGGTGAACGCGGTTACTGTGGATGGCGCTGGCACTGAAGCTGACCCCTTCGGGCCGGTGTGATGGCTTCGGCTTGGGGTAAATCCTGGGGCAAGGCCTGGGGCAATGCTTGGGGCGTTATCGCCAACAATCTGCCGCTGGCGCGCGGCGTTTTTATTCCCGCTCTCAATCGCGGCGGCTTCAATCTTGCGACAAACCGCCTTGCGCTGCCTGTAGCAAGCGCAAGGGCGGCTTTGGTTGCGGCGCTGCTACGTCCGGCTTTCCATGCGGCGCAATCCCGCCCAACGCCTTCTGTGGCGGTTTCTCGCGGTGCTTTCTCTGCTTCTTTCGCCCGCGCTGCTTTTCAGGCGGCTCAGGGCAGGACTTTCACCCCGGCTGCATCACGCGGCGCCTTCACCCCTGCCCAGGCAAGGCCATGATCACAATCATCACGCCACCCGCGACCAATGCGCTTACCGTGCTGGCCACGGCGGCGCGCGAATTGGCCATCCCGGAAGCGACCGCCGGGCTGCAAGAACTCATTGGCCAGGCGTCAGATATTTGCGCGCGCTATTGCGGCCGGCCTGAAGGCTTTGGCCGGGCAACCGTGCGGCAGACTGAGCGCGGCGTTGATCTGTCGTGCATCATTCTCGACCGGGATCTGAACCCGGCCATTACCTCAGTCATCGAGGACGGCACCACGCTTGCCGCGACAGATTACGAACTCGACGGCTCGCTGCTTTATCGGCTGTCCGGCGATTATCGCATCCAATGGCGCGCCGCGGTGGTGCAAGTCACCTATGCGGCGGGCTATGCGCTGCTGACCGATCTGCCACAGGACATTGAGCGCGCATGTCTCGCCACCTTGGCCGGCCTGCAAACCGCGCGCGGGCGAGATCCACGCATCCGTTCCGAGAGCGCCGATGGTGTCGGGTCCGTCTCATACCTTGACCCGCGCGCTGGGGCTGAAGCCATCCCGATTGAAGCCGCCGCGCTGCTGGCGCCGTGGCGAAAGATGGGCGCGTGAGCATCACCTCAGCCGTGCCGCGGCTGATTGCGCGCTTTGGCCGCCCGGCCACGCTGCGCCGCCGGCAAGCAATGACAACCACCTTCACGGAAATCTCCGTGACGGGATGGCTGCGCAGTTTCAGCCCGGAAGAAATCACGGGCGGCGTGATGAATGGCGATGCTGAAATGACAATCAACGCCGCGCCGGTTTTGGCATCGGCAGGCTTTGCGCCCCCAGTCAAAGGCGATTTCGTGGCAATTGATGGAAAGAATTGGGCCGTGCTTGGCTGCAACCCCCTCATGGTTGCCTCTACGGCGGTTGCCTATGCCCTTCATGTGCGGGGCGGGTGATACATGAGCCCGGAACCTTGGAACGACGCCAGAGCGCGCCTTGTAGCCGCCGCGCTGCCCTATCCTATCGAGTGGCCGAATGAGGCATTCGCCGCGCCTGACTTGGCGGCTTGGCTTTCGGTTGAAGCTGAAGGCGATGTGCTGGAGCCAATCGAACTCGGCAACGGCGCATGGGAAGAGCGCGGCACCTTCATGGTGCATGTCATCGTGCCGCTCGGCACAGGCAGCGCCACCGCGCGCCAAGTGGCGAAAGACATAGCGAATATTTATCGCGGCGTGGTCGGGTACACCGTCTATCGCCGCGCATCCATCGGCGCTGGCGTGCCCAGCGAAGACGGGAAGTGGTGGGTTCTGACCGTCACGGTTGAATGGACCTACACGGACCGGCCTGCATAGCGCGGGCTTCAACGCGGCCCAGCCGCAGAACCTGAAAAGGAATTAGAGCATGAGCGGTTCTGTAACCGGCTATCAGGCCGGCATTGAAACGACTGAAACAACGCTTTCCTATGTGCCGGAAGCAACCTGGGGAACGGCGCCGAATAGCGCATTCACCGCGCTCCGCATCACCAGCGAAAGCTTGGCGGGCAGCAAGGCCCGCACGCGCCCGAATGAAATCACGGGCAGCCGCCGCGTGTCGCCTTCTGTGACGCAAAGCGAACAGGCCAGCGGCGCTATCAATTTCAACCTGTCTTATGGAACGTTCGACGATTTCTTTGCGGGCGCGCTTGGTGGTGATTGGTCGGCGGCGCAAACCATCGCGGGCGTCGCGGCAGACATTACCGTCACCACCGGCACAAACGTGCTTTCCTCCACCACATCGAACAAGTTTCAGAACTTGCTCGAAGGCCAGTGGATTGAATTGCGCGGCTTTACGGCTGGCAGCGGCGCGAATAACGGCTTTTATCGCATCGCCACCAAGAC